CATCTACGCAATACGGATAATTGCATTACTAGAATCAGCGGTAGGAAACTGAATGGTGAAATCACCAGAGGTGCTAGTTTTATCAGCACCGAAAGCCAACGAACACACTGCTGGATCACCAGATGCACTATCATTAAATATCAATGCACCATTTGCAGTAATGCTGCTGGAACTAAACGTCAAATCAGAAAAGTCTGTAAATGCTGTAGTACCTGATGATGTTGGATCGACGCGGGTAAGAGATGCACCCTTTGCAGTATAGCCAGTCCCAGATACTTCATTAGAGGTGGTATAAGCTGTTGTACTTGCCCCTAATGTTGCGGAACTAGTATATAGCGCCAAATTGAATGTGCTTCCCCCAGAGTTCTTGAAGTTATGTACAGCCTCAAGTAATTCTTTCTTAAATGACGTACACATTGCTGTAGCTATAGCCATTACAAGCTCCTAATAATATCTGCCATATCTTTATGGCCTTGCCCTTCTAAATCAGCAATCAATGTTGTTCTGTCGCTTTTGATTGCCTCTTTCATATAGGCACAAATTGTAACATACACAGAGTGTTTAAACGCTTCCGCTTGATCTGCGATTAATGGATGACAATTACCGCCTACACTTACAATCCTATCTGCTGCTGTTTTTGCCCAAAACTCTGGGTCATGGCCTTTGTTTTTTGTAGTAACAACCTCAAAATCACCTACAGCTAATTCAATGCTCGTATTCATCAAACTGTATTCAGTGCTTTTTGCCCTGTCCTGTACGCATCTGTTCGATTATATCCATCGCCTTCCATCTTCAACTGCCCTAGGGCTGTCTCAAATTGACTAGTGTAAAGCTGTATCAAGTCTGGCTCACCCTTCATAAAAATGTATGCCTGCATTAACGACCCATACAGCAGCGCGTTATCTGCATTAGTGCCTAACCAGCTAGTGCCATCAGAAGCTACTGTTATTGATTCTGGTTCATAGAAATAGTGTAGCTCTGCTGTAAAGTTAGCATTAGGGGTGGGGCCAACTATAAACGTGCCCTCATCAAAAATAGCGTAATACTTAGGAACCGAAGTAGTGGAAGCTACTGGATATAGCTCACGAATAAAGTTCACATCTTTGAATATGAGAAATTCATATCCTGAGTTATCTATTGCCAACGAATACGGGAATAAAAAATCACTAGGAGTCGAAAGGTATTGATTACCTAACGTAAGGGTGCCAGTTACATTCTTACGAAAGTCTGGAAGCTGTATTGTTCTTAGTATTAGTTGTTCAGCAGTTCTAACAAAAACAGCAATGTTATTAACAAACGTCGTTTCAGTGTTTTCTGTATAGTCTTTTATTGCCTGCGTAAGCGTTGTGTATGTCCATGCCATTACGTTGTTACCACCGTAACTCTGCCTATTTCACCTGTAATATCTAAACCTACAGTCCTAGACCCCAACTCTGTAACGCCACCACCGACAGGATCAAACGAACCTAATATACGACTAGCCTCCAAAGAAGTATCGGGTCTTGGGTTTCTAAGTGCCTGTGGATCAGACATCTTCATGCGACCTAGCTCATACTGTGGATTATCTTTATCCAGAACATCAAACCCAACGCGAAAGCCTGTATCCCTGCCATCGCGTATTAGCGGAACTAAGTCTTTTAACGCATATCGGAATCCTGTTACATCACAAAATCCGTAGGCATATTTGCCTCTAGCATAAACGCTCAATATCTATATCCTCCGGGCACAAAGAATAAAGACTCTTTACCTCTGTCTGCGTCTACCGCTTGTTGCCATTGCTCATCATACAAGCTCTTTAGCAACGGTATTCGCTCCTGCAATTCTGGCTTCTTCAAGCTAATGTGATATGCAAGCCCTGCAACTAAGCATGGCAAGAATCTTGATGGCACTTCAGGATTAGCAGCACCTGTTGCGCCAGCATCAGCTATGCGCTCTATATAATAAAACTCTAAAGAGTATGGCTCTGAAGAATCAGGCACAGGCCATAAATTAACAGAAGAAACCGTTTCTGACTTTTCTAACCAAAACTGTAATGGCTTCGATTGTGTCAATTTGTTTGTCAGATGCGAATATTGTTTTACGGAAATGCGAGTTAAGTTTTGATCTACTTGCAACGAGGTGCTACCGCTATTAGTGCGTATAAACGCCTCTACAATATCTAGTATCTTTGCGTCTAACGAGTAACGCGATGTCCCAGCCGTTAAAGACTGAGACCCGCTTTTAATTGTCCACAAATTCAATCCGCGATTCTGCCACTCCAAAAACATGAGATTCATGCTTCTACGGGCAGTTCGGTAATCATAGCCGGTCTTTAGCTCCGAGCCTGCTCGCTCGAATGCCTCTTCTACCGCATCACCTAAATCAAGATCGAAAGCGTATGTAGACATCTATATTTACGTCTTTTTAGTCTTGCCGCCTTTCCTCATGGGCATAGGCTTTTTCTTAGAACCGCCGCGCATTCCGGGTGGGCGTTTCTTCATTACTCCAGCTTTCTTGGCTGTGCCGCCCTTCATTCCGGGTGGAGTTTTTTTCATTACACCGGCCTTTTTCATAGTGCCGCCCATGGCTTTAGTTGGTGTTTTTTTCTTTACACCGGCTTTTTTCATCGTCTTTTTACGCATGTGATCCCTCTACTAGCTGGTTATAGAATGATTCTCTAAGTTGAAATACATGCGGCGGTTCATCATCTCCAAAAACAAACGAGTAATAATCTGTATTCTTTAACCTATGTACTGCGTTTTGTAAGTCTTTGAGCCGCTGTATGTATAGCATTGCATATGAAACATCATTGAGTTCTTCAAATACTTCCGACTCAATAGCTTCATTAGCATCGTCATCAGGGTGAGATCCCATAATCCAAAGATCTCTATCCCCAAAAACACCGTTACTTATCGCGTAATTTAAAGACTCTACGCGATCATGGAATGTAGCCGCATCCCCCTCATAATCTAAGTCCACTACAATGTGAATGCGGTAGTTATCGTCGTACCTTTCCAGTGATTTAAACACATCTATAAATGACTTAGTGCGTTTAAACGTCATTAAGACTTGATGAGCCTCCCAAGTCTTTTTGGCATATGGGCAGGCAGACATTCCACCAAGATCTTCTTTTGGTGACTCAAGCGTCTGCTTAGACCACTCTCTTACCTCTTCTCGAATGGACTCTTCTAAGTCAAATTTGCTATGGCTTTCTAGCTGCGCCATATCCTCGACGTTCCATTTTTCTAGTCTTGGCTTTGCTTTTTTCGCTTGCGATTTTAACTAACCCGCCTTCTCTTATTCCTGTCGGCCCCCGCATTCCCATGCCTTTCATAACTGCACGCTGGGCTTGTCGCGCTCCACTAAACATTCCCGGTTTTTTACGCGGCCTTTTTTGACTAGGAACCCCCGCAGGGTTTTCTCGAAATTGCCGACGCATCGTGTCAAAATCTGAGTCTTCTGCATCGCGCCTACCTATCGTGGGTAGTTCTAACGCAGGGCGCGTAGCTGGCATACCCAACTGGCGTTGGCGACGCCTAGCGTTTCTACCGCGATTTCCACCACGACCTGTAGTAAACTGATCCTCGAATCTTTTGTTTGCCCTATCAGCCCTTATCATTGCTGCTTCACTTCTAGGTGCAGGGCCAAACAAACCTCTTTTCCGCTCTCGTTTTTGGATGCGAGGGGTTTCTACCATACTACCGCGCTGCATCTTTCCAACACCATCTGCTGCATAAAAAGGAACTTTCTTTCCGTCCTTTTCCACCATTCTTAACTTTTCTGTCATCCGACTACCCTCATTTCTTTATACAAGCCTTTTGCTATTGCCTTGAGTGCATCAATCGGCGTGTTTAAAAACTGCTCTAAAGACATTTTATGTGCCAATGGAATACGCGATATAGTTTCAAAAACCACTTCATCCTGACGATCATTAAGGCTAATAGACACTCGTACAGGCTCTAACGGGTCTGAAAAAAAATGAAAGCAATCTATTATTTTGCTATCGAATTGAGACCTAGTAGAACTATCCATAGTGCTTAATAACGCTCATGCAAACATTGTAAACATCGCCACTCGAATGCCCGACTGTTGTAAACATAATGTCGCCGGTAACTCCACTGCCTGCATTATTGGGTATACCGTTAAACTCACTAAAATCTAATGTCTCGGCATAGTCAGCATTAAGCTGCCACGCTAATACATCAGTGCTTGCATCAAAAAAGATCTTTACGCCCATACCTATAGTCGTATACCAGATCTTTTCGATTGTGACCTTAGAGCATGACGCACCAGAAACTGGATCTGCCGTAAGAGCAGACACATCTATTTTCTTAACGGCAGCTTCTCCAGAACCATCGCTAACATTCGTAAAGCGAAAGATTGCCTTCCTAGCACCGTCTTGAATTGTTTGTGTGGCTACAGCATCAGCCATGATTGCCTCCTGTTATTGGTCAGCAAATGCAGGCGCAGTGGTACTCGTAACGTTTCCGAAGATTTGATAGTTAGTTGTATCTAATCCTAGGATTGTTATATCAAAACCAGCAGGCACATTAAGTTGGATGCTGCTATTAGAGTTGCCATCCGAAAATACGCTGCTTACTTCGTTGCCATCCGTGTCTAGGAAGGTCACACCGCCAATATAAAAATTACTATTGCCGGGAGTGATGATTAGCGCATCAGTCGCATCTGCTGCCCCACCCGCATAAACAAAGCGA